CTATTTTTTGCGCAGCTTCTCGTTGATCTGCTGCGCGACTTCGGCGCGATGTGTATCGCGGATATGTGTGTAAATGTCCTGTGTCATGGCGGCGGTGGAGTGGCCGAGAAGATCCTGCGCATCTTTTACGGGTACATCGCACTCAAAAAGCATCGTTGCATAGCTGTGCCGGAGCTGGTGGGCCGTGCATTGGATGCCGGTGGCCGCGACGAACTGTGACCAATGATGCTGATACTGCATCTCGGAGAGCGGCGTCTGGCCGCCGTCGTCCGAAAACAGATAGAGGGACTTCTTGCGGGAGCGCGGAAGCTTCGGCAGGAGCGGGTCGAGGATCGGCACGGTGCGAATACCGGCGGCTGTCTTTGGCTGTTTGATGTACGGCTTGTTATTGACAACGTAGACGCTTTTCGAGACGTGGATAACATTCGCGGCACGGTCGATGTCGCCATACGTGAGCGCCAGCGCCTCGCCCTTGCGGAGGCCGGTGTAGAGGATCAGGTAAGGCAGGAGCCACACATCCGCCGCAGCCTTAACTTTTTGCTCGTCTTCTGGGCTGGCGGCCTCTCGCCGCTTTTTTGGAAGCGCCTTCGGGACGGTGACATTGGCGCAGGGGTTATACTCGATCTCGCCGTTTTCGGCGGCGTAGCGAAAAATCAGGGATGTGACGAGGAGCTGGTTCGTGACGGTCTTCTGCGCGCGGCTGGCCATGCCGCCCGGATGCGCAAACTCCGTGATGAAGCGCTTGATCTCCGGCGCTTTGATATTCCGGATGGGCGTGTCGCCGAAGCGGTCAACGGCGCGCCTCGCTGCGGGCCGGTAGCCCTTGAGCGTGTTCGCCGTGAGCGTGGGGAAGTGTTCGGCCTCCCATTCTTCTTCGACCTCGCGGAAGAGACGGCCACGCGCGATCTCGCCCTGGTAGGCGATCATCTTCTGCTCGACCTCATGCGGCGTGCGGCCGCGGAAGGCTTTGCGCTTGCCGTTGACGACGCGGATGGCCTCATACAGGCCGTCCGGCCGCTGATAATATTTCTTTTTTGCCATGGGCATCTCCCTTTCTTGAAAAGAGGCCGCTACGGTGCTGCAGCACCGCGGCGGCTTTTTTTGTTTTTGGCTCGGCATCATTTTCGTGAGGCCGCGAAATTGTGTTGGCATCAAACCATGTTGCCAACGTTGGCAATATGCAAAAGTGGTTTCGAGATATGGCTGGATGCGGGGCGGACTTGCTTTGCAAAAGCAGCGGCGCACTGTCATGAAAACAGATTTATTACAATCCAGAACAGCAGCGGAGCCGCGAAAGAGGCAACATAAAGAAGCCAGCGGGGAAGAATGGAGACATCCACCATTGTGGAGAGCCACGTAATCAGAAACAGCATGCCGACGAGACAGGCGAAGGCGGTGGCAGCGCAGGAGAGGACAAGCCACAGAACGGGCATAACGCTGTAAACAGCGGCACCGACGCAGACAGAGCCGGAGAGCGCCATGCACCAGAGGCAGGAACGCAGGGATTTGATGGTGCTGAGATCTTCCTCGTGCGTAAATTTCCCGAGATGATAAACGTCCTCGGCTTCAGCAATCCGTTCGCGGTAGGCGCGGCGCTCGGCCGGTGACATACGGCGCTGGATGCGGCGGCGTGTTTCTTTATCATCGTATTCGACGAGCAGCTGACGAGCGGTATCAAAATCCATAGAGACACCTCATGAGCCGAGATCGAGCAGCGGGGCCGGGATCGGGTGACGCTTGCAGTACCCTTCAAAGCCAGCCGAATAATCATAAGGCATGGTGTAGGTGCCGCCGTGCTCTGCGTAGTACCCGAGAGCGGCTGACCGGTAGCGCGCGACCTCGTCGTCAGCGTTGGAAAATTCGCTGCGCGCGAACTCGATCGTGTCGTTTGCGACGGCGAGACGCTCCTGCTCGCGGTGCAGGCGCGCGGACTGGAAGACCAGCAGACCGGAAAGCACGGCACACAGGATAAACAGGACGCCGATGGTGACGGAACTCCATGGAAAGGGCCTGCGGCAAACTTCGGGGGAAGGGGCGCGTGATTCGCGCATGATGATCTGGCTCCTTTCTTTCGCCCGCGAGACACGGGCGTTTCATATTTTGGCCGCGATGTGGCAAGCTATTCTCGCGGTCGACTGCGTGCAGTATACCATATAAAAGCGTGAAAGTCCAGAAAAAGGGGGAAAACGGACTGATTTCAGACCAAAAAGCACACAGAACCGACACTTTATGATATGGTGATAGCACGAAATGGGAAACAAGGTGAAAGAATACAGAGAATACCTCGGTATGAGCCAGCGGTGGCTGGCAAGAAAGGTGGGATGCGGGAAGACAACGATCAGCGAGGTGGAGCGCGGGCGGCTGCCGAACGTGGTGACGGCAATCAAGATCGCCCGGGTGCTCGAAACGACTGTGGAGAAGCTGTGGGAGGATGAACTATGACAGACGAGGAATGGAGGACGTACTTACGGCGCGAGATCGAGCGGCTGCTGGATGAAGCAAGCGAACAAAAGCTGCGGCTGACGCTGGCACTGCTGCGCGCAGCGTAAAGAAAAACAGAAAACAAGAAAGAGGAGCAGGAACTCAATCCTGCTCCTCTTTCTTGTTTTCCGCGGTGATTTGCCGGGCAAAGTCCTCGATGTCGGCCCAGCGCTCTTCCGGAAGACGGGCCAGCGCCAGAAGGAAACGGCGCTTAAAGTCGTCGCCTTCGCCAATGGTCGCTCGGCCGACGAAGTCCATAATCTCTTCGTCGCGCGTGGTCGCCGTAAACATCTTGCCGTCACCGGTACGCAGCCAATGTTCGTCAACGTGGAACTCGCGGCAGATGGAGACGATTACAGCATCAGACGGCACGCGCTGGCCGTTTTCATATCCTGTGACCGTGTTTCCGCGAACACCAATCTTTGCACCAAAGTCTGCCTGCGTCATATGCAGCGCCTTTCGGACTTCACGAATTCTATTATGCATATTGTCACCTCCCTGCGCGAGTATAATATCGCAATAATGTCGCGCTGTCAATATTTTTGATGAAAAACTATTGACAAAATGCTCGCGGAGCGATATTATAAACTCGCAGCGTGAAGCTGCGAACTCACGAAGCGATTGGGGTGAACAAAATGCTGACGAAGAATGAGCAGAAAACCATCGAGCGGCTGGCGGCCATGATGCAGCGCATGGACGAGATGCAGAAGGCGCAGCTTTGCGCTTTCACGGAGGGGCTGGCGATGGCGCTGGAGCACAGCAAGCGCGCGTCGTAAGGCGCGCGCGGTGTGCGAGCCGGAACGCAGCCGGTCGTGAAGGGAGGGAAATGCGATGAGGTACACCGTGACGATCCGCAGCAGGGAAACGGGCGAGGTGCTGGGAACGGAGAAGTTTCAGCAGGAGCATAGGGCAAAGCACCGGTGCGAGGAGCTGAACCGATGGTTCAAGAACTATGAGGCGACATGGGAGGCGCGATGATGGAAGAAAGAACGTGCTGGCTGTGCGGCAGGAACGGCGCGGACGATCCGCTGGATGTGCACCACATCTTCGGCGGGGCGAACCGGAAGCTCTCCGACCGGTTCGGGCTGACGGTGTATCTGTGCCACGAGCGGTGCCACATCTTCGGGCCGGAGGCGGCGCACCGGAGCGGCGAGACCGCCGAGCGGCTGCACCGCTACGGCCAGGAGAAGGCAATGCAGGAGCAGGGGTGGAACCGGGAGCAGTTCCGAATGGTGTTTGGCAAGAACTATCTGGACGAGGAGCCGGAGAAGGCGGCGCCGGCGCCGTTTACCTTCCGCGAGACGGAGCTGGTGGTGGACTTTGCCGGGTGAGGACCTGAGCTGCGGCGCGGAGCCTTTTCCGCGCCGGAACTGAGGGGCGCGACGGGGTGGCGCGAACCTCACATATCCTTTCTGTGGCCGCGGCGGCCTTTTGGACATCTTTCACCGCCGCGGCATTTTCAGGCGAAACAAAGGAGGAGATGCCTGTGCCAAAGGAAAAAGAAGGGTTCCGTGAGCAACTGGAGCGGCTGTGCGAGCTGTTTCCAGAAAGGGAGACGATCTCCATGCCGGAGGCGTGCAAGGTCGTGGGCCTGTGCCGCGACACGCTGCTGCAGGACAAGACATTCCCGGCGAAGAAGCCGGGAAACCGAAGAAACGGAAAAATCGTTGTGCCGCTGGTCGCGCTGGCCAGATGGATGGTATGAAAGGAGAAAAAACAACATGAAAAAAGCAACCGGGATCGTGCGCCGGGTGGACGAGCTGGGCAGGATCGTGCTGCCGATCGAGCTGCGGCGCGTGCTGGGCATCCAGGAGAAGGACAAGCTGGAAATCTACACGGAGGGCGACACGATCATCCTGCGCAAGTATGCGCCGGGGTGCGTGTTCTGCGGGGACGCGGACGCGAAGGAGGTGCGCGGAGTGCGCATCTGCGAGCGGTGCGCGGGAGAAGCGATCCGCGCGTTCGGGGGTGAGTGGTGATGAAGGTGTTCGGAGACCCGAAGGCGAAGGCTAAGGTGCGAAAGTACATCGTGTGGGGGGCTGAGGACGGCATTGTCTGCGCGAGCTTCCTTGCGGGCGGCTGCCTGGTGGGGTGGCTGTTCCATGTGATTTTCTCCGCGTTGGGGGTGGCGTGATGCAGGGCGCGGAAGCAATCAGCAAGGCGCGGGAGATGCTGGGACGGCCGCGCTCGAGCGCGGACTTTTCGCCGGCGGCGCGGTACACGGTGAGCAAGCTGTGCGACTACGCCGAGCAGGAGCATGAGCTGCGCGAGAAGGCGGAGGAACGCTATTGCCAGGAGCAGAAGAAGGCACTGCAGTTTTCCGGCACGGTGGCAAAGCAGGAGCGCACGATCGACGACCTGCGGCAGCAGCTGAGCTTCCTGCAGGAGACACTGCGGGACGCGGGGCTGTGAGGAGGCTCGGGCGGATGTATCTGGAGCGGTGCCCGTGCTGCGGGGCGAGAGCGCGGATGCACAGGACCGGCGACGCCGAACACGCGGCGTACTGGGTGCAGTGCGAGAACGCGGAATGCAGACTGATGAGCGGATACAGCGCGAGCGCGGGGATCGCCGAGGTGCGGTGGAACCGGCGCGAGCTGTGAGCGGAGAAGGTGTTGGGGACATGGCAATCAAAAACTATACGACGAAAGTGGACGTATATACGTCCATCGGAGAAATCCAAGGAGCGCTTGCACGCCACGGCGCCACCAAGATCATGATTGACTACGATAATGGCAAGCCGCAGGCGATCGCGTTTGGGATCGACACGCCGGTTGGGCCGCGTGGCTTCCGTCTGCCGGCGGCCGTGGATGGGACGCTGCGGGTGTTTGCAAATCAGAAGATCAAGGCCGACCGCGAGCAGGCGGAAATGACTGCGTGGCGGAACGTGCGCGACTGGGTGCTGGCGCAAATGGCGCTGATCGAATCCTGTGATGTGCCGATGCAGCAGATCTTCCTGCCGTATATGGCAGATGATCGCGGACGGACGGTGTACGAGCTGTATGCCGCCGGGCAGCTCGCGCTCGGCGCGGGGAATGACTGACACGAGAAAAAGACAAGAGGAGATGTGCCTATGAACGAATTTTACGAGAAAGCCATCGAGCGGCTGCGCGATGACAAGGGACTGAGCGGAAACAAGGAGACCGCCATGGCGCCGGCCGTGCGCGAGGCGCTGGAGAAGTTCTGCGAAGAGGACGGCGAGTTTGCGCAGGCCGTGGCGCAGGGCGGAAGCTTCCCGGAGTGCATGCAGGCCGTGGCCAAAGGCGTGGGCGGGAGCATATCGGACATCGAGGCGTACCGCAAGGCGGTGCAGTTCTACTTCCCGGGCGCGGAGATCGAAACGACGATGCACGTGCGCCTGTGCGGAGACGACGCGAAGCCTGAGGGACTGCTGCTGAAGCTGGACGACTTCTTCGGGGTGTGAGCCATGCGGTATCTGAAATGCAACCTGCCGCCGGAGCGGCACGAGGAGATCCTGGCGAAGTTCTGGCACTACCCGACGCAGGAGGAAGAGGATGCAGTGCACGATCTGTTCACGCCGCACGTGTTTTTCGAGACCTATGGCAACGAACGCGAGGTATGGGCAACGTGCTGCCGCCAGCATGGGATCATCGGCAAGCACGGGCCGAAGCACGGCAGCGAGGGAAACTGCCCGTTTTGCGGGCAGGTGGCCGTGTGGAATGCAATCGGCAAATACGGCGAGCAGATGCGTTCCCTGCGGGAGAGCGAGCACGTGGCATTCTTGCGCCGGGACGGCGACGCGCTGCTGATCGAGGCGATGCAGATTGAGATCAGCTACACGAAGGGCCTGATCTATGACGGCATCTACTACGACATGAACTGCTGGGGGCAGAAAGCCTACTATCTCGCGCCGGGGACGGTGCAGATGTGGGAGCGGACGCGGGACTGGAGCTGCGGAGAGTGGACGCTGCCGTACTGGAAGGCGAAGACGACGGTGTCAGAACCGTTTCAGCCGAACATGATGGGCTGGGCGTGCTATCAGGGCAACTATACCGTGATCGGCACGGATGCGCTGAGCGAGACGAAGGCGTGGCGCTACTGCCAGCTCGAGGATTGGATGTGCTATGAGTCTGAGGAGCGCTGGGAAGGAGAGCCGGTGAAGTGGGCTGTGACGTATCTCGCGGCCTACGCGATGTGGCCGCAGATCGAAATGGCCGTGAAGCTCGGCTTCGGCGACGCGGTGACACAGCTTGTGGTGAGCGGCGTGAAAAACGCGCGGATCCTGAACTGGAGTGCGCGAAATCCGGCAGACTTTATGCGAATGAGCAAGCAGGAGGCGCGCGCATGGCTGCAGTCTGGCGGGAACTTTGAGACGCTGAGAAGCTGGCGGGAGACCGCGCCGGAGCTGACACCGGATGTGTACATCCATCTCTGCCAGCGGCTCGGCGGGGGACGGATGGTGGAAGCGTGCAAGGAGTGCGCGGAGACGGCCGGCGTGAAGCTGGAAAAGGCGGCACGATATGCCGAGAGCAAGACGGGCGTGCAGCTGTGGGTGGACTATCTGCGCATGGCGCGCGAGCTGGGCTATGACCTGACGGAGGCAACGGTGGCCATGCCGAAGGATCTGCGGGAGCGGCACGACGCGGCGGCTGAGCTGCTGGAGATCCGGAAGGACCAGGCCGCAACTGCGGCCTATGCGAAGCGGTATAAGAAGCTGTGCCGGAAATATGAATTTGCTCTGAGCGGCTTGCGCATCGTGGTGCCGAAGAGCGGCAGCGAGATCGTGCGCGAGGGCAAGACGCTGCACCACTGTGTGGGCGGCTACGCCGCGCGGCACATGAACGGGAAGACAACAATCCTGTTCCTACGGCACGAGAAGCGGCCGGAGCGGCCGTGGATGACCATCGAGCTGACGGGGAAGGACACGATCCGCCAGATCCACGGATACAAGAACGAGGGCTATAACCATGCGCAGGATCCGGAAGAGCGGTACGCGTGGTTTCTGGATGCATGGCTCAGCTGGGTGCACGCAGGCAGCCGCCGCGACAAGCAGAAGCAGCCAATACTGGAAGCAAAGGAGAAAACGGCATGAATGAACTGACAAGGACGCCGGAGACCGTGGGCGCGGAGATCCGCGGTCTGACGGCACAGGCAAAGCAGATGACGCTGTGGTTCGGCATCGAGATCGGCCGCCGCCTATGCGAGGTGAAGGAGATGATCGGCCACGGGGAGTGGCTGCCGTACCTGAAGGCACAGACGGAATTCAGCCAGAGCACGGCATCGCGCTTTATGACGCTGTACCGCGAATACGGGGCGCAGCAGCAGACCCTTTTTGGGGCGGAATCAAATTACCCAACGTTGAATAATTTGAGTATTTCCAATGCTTTGCGGCTGCTCGCGCTGCCGGAAAACGAGCGGGAGAGCTTTGCCGAGGAGCACGATGTGGAGCACATGTCGGCGCGGGAACTGGACGAGCTGATCCAGGCGAAGAAGGCGGCCGAGGCCGAGCGGGATCTGTACGAGAAAAAGCTGGCCGATCAGATGGGCGCGGCGGAGCGGCTGAAAAAGGACGCAGAGACGGCGACGCAGGAGGCCGAGGCGCGCCGACGGGAGCTGGAGGAAACGCAGGCGCAGATCCGGGCGCTGCAGGAAAATATCCGCACGCTGGAGAGCCGGCCGGTCGAAGTAGCCGTGCAGGTGGACGAGGGCGCTGTGGCCAGGGCGCGCGAGGAAGAAAAGGCGGCTGTGCAGAAAGAGCTCGAGCGGCTGGAGAAGAAGCTGCAGAAGGCGGAGAAGGCACGCGAACAGGCGGAGGCAACGGCCAAGGCCGCCGAGGACAAGCTGGAGACCGCCGCGGCAGACGTGGCCAAGGAGCGCGACGGACTGAAGCTGGAGCTGCAGGAGGCGCGCCGGAAGCTGGAGATGAGCGACGTGACGGTGGCGCAGTTCAAAATCGTGTTTGACACCGTGCAGGGGAATCTGAACGACATGTTGGCGCTGATCGCAAAGGCCAGCGGCGAGAACCAGACAAAGCTCCGAGCGGCTGCGGAGAAGCTGCTGGAGGCGTTCGGGGAGAAGGTGAAGCGGAATGGGTGAATACATAAGCGAGGCGGAAGTGCTGCAGAGAGCACTGGACACCTACGGATCTTCCCTACAGATTGCGATGGTGTTTGAGGAAACGAGTGAGCTGCAAAAGGAGCTGTGCAAGTACCTGCGCGGACGGGGTTCGGTCGAGCATATTGCCGAGGAGATCGCCGACGTGGAGATCATGCTCGAGCAAATGAAAATGCTGTTTTGCTGCACGGATGATGTGCGCAATGAGCGCAGGCGCAAGGTGGAGCGGCTGAAAGAGAGGCTGGATAATGGCTGAGCGCTACATAAGCAGCGAATGGATGCTGAAAACGCTTGAAGAATATAAAAACATCAAAATGTGGAACACAGATGTCTGCGATGCTGATACAGTCTTGCGGGTGCTGCAAGTGATCGAGAATGTCGTAAACAAAGCTCCGGACATTGGCCCGAGATAGTACGGAAACAAGATTCTGGCCGCAAAAAACGCAACGCTGGGTTTCCGGCTTAAGCACTTAAAAAGACAGCGACAGAACGATGATGAGAACTACGTTATAGCCGAAAGCGTTGGCAATGTCATGTCTATGGGATTCTACCAAGGAAGGGTTCAGGTCGAAGATCAGACAATCGACTGGCTGGAAAGGATGGTGCGGAATGGCTGAATACATCGAGAGAGAAACGTTTTTGAAAGACATCGAAGAGCGGCATTGTTCACCGTGCAAAGAGGCAGGGGAATACCACAACGGCTTTATGTGCGCAGGTTGCTGGGTAGGCGATTTGCGCAGTGAGGTAATAGGCGCGCCCACTGCCGACGTTGCGCCGGTTGTGCACTGCAAGGACTGTGCCCATAGGACTGAGATGGGTAATTGCGGGCACCCACGCTACCATGGGATTTTGCCGTCAGCGTATCCCTATGATTTTTGTAGCTACGGCGCGAGAATGGACGGTGGCGCTTGCAACCAAGTGTGCAAATACAACACGCCGGATCGCGGGTGCGTTGCTGGGGAGCTTCGGCCGCGCTGTGATCTGGCAAATGTCGCGGGGGAACGCGGGAACGGAGAAGCAGGCTGATGCATCGGAGAAGCCGGCCTTCTTCCGGGTGCAGGACACCCGGAACATCTCCTCTTTTTTGTTTCCGCGAGAGCGGGCCGGGCGGCGGAAAGGCACCGCTGCCTGTGCCCGGAAGAGGGCCAGAGAAAGGAGAAAAGTATGTGCAAAACAATGTGTATGGAGTCTGTTTTGACGGAGGTGCAAAGGAGGCAAGAAGCGATGCGAGAGGAAAGCAAGAAGCACCGCAGGGGTGAGGATGCCGGAAAGATGGAGGATCTGACGAAAAATGATTAGAGACTACGGAGCGCGGCGCTGTAACGGATGCGCAGCACTGAGCATGGTGCCGTGGCCGCGCGGATACCCGGCGGCGCGGTGCATGGCAGAGGGACGGATGCGGGGCGCGGTGATCGGCCGGAGGCCGACGGACGACTGCCCGGTGTACCGGCCAGCATGGTGCCCGGGAAAGGAGGACGACGTTGAACGCAGAATTTGAGGCGTTTTTGAACAACGAAGTCGGAAAAATGTACGCAAACGACACGCAGAAGCTGATGCTCTACCGCGTGGACGCAGACGAAAGGGAGAGCTACGGCTACAAGAACATGGGCCAGACAGAGCGGCTGGGCGCGCTGCTGAGCATGCTGTGCAAGGAGATCATGGACATGGCGGAAGACTGGAAGGAGAACGACGGATGAAGCAGGAAATGCTGCTGTGCGTGCCGTGCGCAGAGCGGATGAAGCAGGAAGGCAAGCGGGTGGAGCACACCGGGAACGTGCGCGGGAAGCTGACGTGCGGCTGCTGCGAACGGCGGCGGTACGGCGGCGTGTATGTGGTGGAACTATGAGCACGTGCGAACAATGCTACCACGGGTCCGCCACGGGGCTGCACGGAGTCGGGACGGTGTGCCTGTACATCCTGCACGAAAAGCGGCGCAGGCCGTGCCCAGGGGGGGACGGCTGCACGGAATTTATCACGCCGTGGGATTACCTCCGGCGACCGAAGGAGAAAGAACCAATGCCGAGAACACGAAAAGACTGGACACAGGACGAAGAAACCAAGCTGCTGGAGATGTGGGACGCGGGAAAGACCTACAAGGAGATGGGCGAGGCGCTGGGGCGCACGCCGAAGGGTGTGCAGCAGCACGTATACTACATGCAGTCGCACGGAAAGGGACGAGAAAAGAATGATGCACTACAAGGGGCTGGCGAAGCTGGCGGCGAAGGAAGCAAAAAACAGGGCGCTGCTGATCTGCGAGACGGCGGGCATGCTGAGCCTGCTGGGCGAAAAGTGGGCGTACAGCGCGCAGGTGGAGAGCCTGCAGCGGTCGGACGGCAGGGAGCTGCTGGCAGAGATCGTGCGAATGGTCGGGCGGATCCCGACGGAGGAGGCCGTGACGGTGCGAGGGTCGACGGAGCAGCACGCGATGCTGGACGTGACACTGGCGCGCCTGAGCGAGGCGATGCAGGTGGACGGGCCGCGAGCGGTCAAGGCGACGCCGCTGATGTACGGCAGCACGATGCTGTGGCAGACACGCGACCGGCAGATCATCGGTCTGCCGGAGGATGCGCAGGCGGCTGTCACCATGACGCGGGAGGCAACGACGGATGCACTCGGCACGGTGATGCGCTTCGACGCACCGGAGGAGACGTTCGCGGCGCAGACGCTGGAAAATGCGGCGGCCATGTGGCAGGCACTCGCGCTGACAAGCTGGGTGGCGTGGGACGACGACTGACCAAAATCTACATTGCCGGGAAGATCACCGGCGACAAGGGATACCGCGAGAAGTTCCGCAGGGCGGCGGAGACGGTAAGCGGAATGGGCTGCATCCCACTCAACCCGGCGGAGCAGCCGGAGGGGATGGCGGCGCAGGACTACATGCGGGTATGCTTTGCGATGATCGACATCGCGGATGCGGTGCTGTTTTTGCCGGACTGGCGCGGCAGCCCGGGCGCGATGCTGGAAAAGGCGTACTGCGAATACATAAAAAAGCCGCACGTTTTCGCGGCTGGGGAGGCAGAAGCGTGAACGTGTGCGAATTTTGCGGGAGAGAGATTCCGCGCGGGCGGATGTGCACAAAGCATTTGGCGATGCGCGTGCTTCTGCCGGCGAGATATTGGCAGATGGTGGCCAAGAGCGCAAATGAGGCAGCGATCCGCGAGCGAATGGACCTGGAATATGAGCAGCGGCGGAGCGCGGAAGCCGGCAAGGTGTTGACAATGGAACGCGCCGAAGCAGAAGAAGCAAAGGAGAACATGGAAAGCGCGATGCGCGCACTGGAACAGGTACGTGCGGAACTGAAGGAGGAGCACATCCGGAGACTGGAGGAGCAGATGGAGGTGCGGAATCTGGAAAAGGTGCTGGCCGGCCGGCTGCTGGCGGAATGGAAGGAACGCAAGGTGCCGCGCACGCCGCTGGGCCGTGATGCTGAGACGTGCAAGCGCTGGATGTGCGACGGTGACTGCCCGGCATGGCTGGCATGCTTAGGGGAGCTGGGGCCGCGCGAACAGATCCGCGAACTGATGGAGGCGATGGGATATGCCGGCGGGACCGTGTAAAGGGTGTGCCGAGCGGAGGCCGGGGTGCCACGCGGCGTGCACGGCGTATCTGGAGGTACGGGCGGAATGTGACCGGCGGATCGCTGAGCGCGCCCGCGAGCAGAAGGTGACGGACGCAAGCCTGGCGCTGGCGGCGCGCAACAACCACAAATACGGCCGCGGATAATGCACGGATAACGCACGGATAACGCACGGATAGCAAATGCCACGGCAGCGATTCGCTGCCGTGGCAGAAGAGCAAGTTACCGGAAAAGTTAAAAACTGGTTCGCCCTGATTTCTGCGGCGCCGGACGCGCCGCGGAAATGAGAACGAAACAGCAAAAACACCTTAATTTTATACGCGCGTGCGCGCGTATCTTTCCGGGCTCTTTAACGGCTAACTTAACTGCGTGCCGACGAGGATCGGCGGAAGTTGAAAAACGTCAACCGTATCGCGGACGTGTGCGCGCGATAGCAAATGCGGCCGGGGAGAGCCGGCTGAAAACGGAGGAAGAAAGGATGAGAAAGCTGGTGGAGTATCACATCGTGTCCGGCCGCTGTGTCGAGACGCGGCGATGCATCCTGGATGTGTCGCCACGGACGCGCATGGGCCGCAAGAGCAGATCCAAACGGATCGCCGGCAACAGCAGCGCGAGGAAGATCGCAGCGAACGAGAAAGAGGCTGTCCGCCGTCTGGCGAGGATCATCAACTGCAACTTCCGGGCGGGCGACCTGTGGCTGCAGCTGAAGTACAGCGACGAGCGGCTGCCGGAGGACATGGAGGCCGCAAAAAAAGAGGTGAGCAAATTTTTGCGCAATGTCGGCAGCCGATACCGCAAGGAGACGGGCAAAAGCCTGCGCTATGTGCTGACGACCAGCGACACCGACCCGCGCACAGGCAAAAAGGTGCGGCTGCACCACCACCTTGTGATGGATCGCGCGGCGTGGGAAGTGGTGACGCGGTACTGGCCGGAGGACCAATGCGGCTACGTCCTGCTCGACGGCCGGGGAGACTACACCGGGATCGCACGCTACATGGTATCCAACGCCTGCAAGGATGCGCACGCAAAAAAGTGGAGCAGCTCGCGCGGGCTGGAAAAACCGATATACACGGAGCCGGTGATCGTGCGCGACGTGGACGGCATCCAGGCGCCGGAAGGGGCACTGGTAAAAGAAAAGACGATTATCGACGACGAGGAAACGGGGCTGCGGTACGGATATGTCCGCGCTGTCATGCCGGATCGGCCGAGCGCGAAGCGAAAGAGGCTGCGGCTATGAAGCAGGAATTCAAACGGCTGCGGAACGTGAGCAAGAGCTACGACGAGCAGGGGGCAATCTTTTTCGCGTGCCGAAATTTTGCGCGCCAGCCGAAAAAGATACAGGACAAAATACGACGCTTGTGCGCGGCAGAGGGGCCGGAATACGCACAGGCGCTGTTGGCGTACCTGACGACGGACATCTCGTGGGAGCGGACGTGCATGGAGTACGGCCTGAGCCAGGAGACATTGACGAGACTGAGGAGGAGGTTTTATGATGCGTGGTGACGAGCGGGACGTCTATGACCTGCCGCTGGCGGAGCTGGAGCGGATGCTGACCGAGCAACAAAAACGCTTTGTGGCGGAGCTGGAGCGGGACGGGCAGCCGAAGGAGGCGGCGATCCGCGCCGGGTACTCGGCCAAGACAGCGGAGAGCCAGGCGAGCCGGATGCTAAAGCTGCCGAAGATCGCTGCATACCGCCGGGCGCGGGCTATCGACCTGTACAAGCGGCAGGGGATCACGCCGGAGTGGGTGGGCAACCAGCTGCTGGAGGTGTACAACCGGTGCATGGAGGCGGTGCCGCACCTGGAGTGGGACCGCGACGAGAAAGCATGGGTGCCGGACGGGACGTGGAATTTTGACGCGAAGGGCGCACTGAATGCGCTGGGCAAGATCGGCGAGAGCATGGGCATGTTCCGGCAGGCACCGAAGCAGGAAGGCGAAACGAGAAAGGGCGTGGAAGAATTCCTGCAGAGCCTTCCGGACGACGGGAGGGAGTTTTGAGTGATCGACATCCGGAACCCAAAGCAATACTGCGAGCATTTTTTGAAGATCCGCGACAAGAAGGGGAACATCATCCCACTGCGGCTGAAGCCGGCGCAGGAAATGCTGTACCAGATCATCAAGGAAGAACACGATGCCGGGCGGCCCGTGCGCCTCATCATCCTGAAGGGGCGGCAGCTGGGCACCAGCACGGAGGTGGAGGGGCTGTTTTTCGCCGACGCCGCGACGCGTGCAAACGTTTTTACGCTGATCGTGGCGCACGTGGAGGACGCGACGACGAACCTGTTCAACATGAACAAACTCTTCTATGACAATTTGCCGCCGGAGATCAAGCCGATGCTCAAGGCCAGCAACGCGCAGGAGCTGGTGTTTGAAAATCCGACGAAGGATCCCGTGGAGAAAAAACGCAATCCAGGGCTGCGCAGCCGCATCCGATGCGTGACGGCGGGGAGCCGCGGCGTGGGCCGGTCGTTCACGCTGCGGAATGTGCATTGCTCGGAAAGTGCGTTCTGGCCGAACATGACGGAAAACATGCTGGGCATCCTGCAGGCCGTGCCGGACGACAAGGACACGTGCGTGGTGATGGAGAGCACTGCAAACGGATACAACGAGTTCAAGACGTTTTGGGACGGCGCGGTGTCGGGCGAAAACGCATTCCGGCCGGTGTTTTTGGCGTGGTATCTCGACCCGGACTATCGGCGGCCGGTGCCGCCGGGAACGGAATGGACAGAGGATGAGGAGCAGATGCGCGCAGACTATGGGCTGGACGACGAGCAGCTGCAATGGCGGCGCTGGTGCATCAAAGCAAACTGCGGCGGCGACGTGCAGAAATTCCGGCAGGAGTACCCGAGCAATCCGCAGGAGGCGTTTTTGTTCACGGGCCGGCCGTTTTTCGACAACGAAAGCCTGGAGCGGCTGCGGGAGCGGGCGCCGGAGCCGAAGCACATCGGCTATTTTACATACACCGAGGCGGCCGACGGAAAGCCGGAGAACGTGGAGTGGCGCGAGGACAAAAACGGCTACGTGCGCATATGGAAAGAGCCGGAGGACGGGCACCCGTATGTGGCCGGATGCGACACGGCGGGGGACGGAAGCGACAGGTTCACGGCATTTCTGATCGACAACGCGGACGGACGGCAATGTGCAGAGCTGCAAAAGGATTTGAGCGAGCCGGCATACGCGCGGCAGCTATACTGCCTGGGGCGGTACTACAACGGCGCGCTGCTGGCGGTGGAGATCAACTTTTCGACATACGTCGAACTGAAACTGGAAGAGTGGGCATATCCAAACCTGTACCGCCGGAAACGATTCGACAAAAAGGCGGCCAAGCTGATGGACGCAAACGGATGGAGGACGGACAAAAGCACGCGGCCGGTGGCGCTGGCCAACCTATGGAGCGTGATGGACGAGGTGCCGGAGCTGGTGCGAAGCAAGTGGACGATGGGCGAGATGATGGTATTCGCCCGCAACGAGCACGACCGGCCGGAGGCGATGGCCGGAGAGCACGACGACCTGGTGATGGCGGCAGCGATCTGCCACATGGCGCGGGAGCAGGGGCGCCAGACGGTGGACGAGCGGCCGGAGGAAAAGCGCGAGAAGCTGATCGTACAGCTGGAGCACAGGAAACGGCGGAAGATGCTATGATAGCGAAAACAACCGCGAGCGGCTTGCAGAAAATGCGAGCCGCTGTTTTTATGCGTGTGCAAAAAGCTGACGAAATCCGGAGGGGGTGCGCGATGTACGATGGGGACAGGCTGGGGGAGACCTATGCCAAATTCGCGGCCGCGGCGGACACCGGCAAACGAAAGGATCACCATGGAAAACGAAAACCCGATCACTGACGAAATCGACGAGACCGAAGTGCAGGACGGCGGGGAAGCCGGGAACGAAGACCGGCAGGAGCAGGCGGAGACGGAAGGCGGCGCGGCCGAAAGCGCGGAAGAACCCGGCGACGGCGACCGGGGCCGGAAGCAGACGCACGAGCTCAACGCGGCGGCGAAGGCCGCACGCAAGCAGGCGGAACGGGAAACCGAGGAACGGATGCGCAAGAAGTTCGACGAGGAAATCGCGGCGACGGGCATCCCGAACCCGTATACCGGGAAGCCGTTTGGCAGTTGGAAGGAATTCCAGGACTATTCCAAGCGTTTTCACGACGAGCAGATCCGGCAGCGGGCACAGGACGAGCAGCGCACCGAAGAGGATATCCGACGGGAAGATGAGGACAAGCGCCTTGCCGCGCAGAAGCGAGCGGAGCTGCAGGAGCAGGCCGACGCGAAGAAGCGGGAGGATGAGCGGCGCACGTTTATCATGGCGGATGCGAAGGCGTTCATGGAGAAATTCCCGAAGGTCGACCTGCAGAAACTGGATGAGAACAAAAAGTTCCGGCGGTTTTGCGGGAAGCGCTACGGCGTGGAGCCGCTGGCCGACCTGTATCAGGACTATCTGGACCTCGTCGGCTCGGTGGCGGAGGAAACGGCCGCGAAAGCGAGCAGCCGCAATGCGCGCGGCGCCGGCAACGGCACGGGCTCGACCGGGGGCGGCCTGACCGCGGAGCAGCGCGAGACGCTCGAGGCGTGGAACCGCAACAATCCGGAGCTGAAAATGACGGAAAAAGAGTTCCTGGAGCGCTGAAAGGAGAAAAACACATGAGAGCATACCAGAACGTGGACGGCGGCTTTACCTTCGGCGTCCACGAATACGACATTGCAAAGACGACCGCGATCAAGGCCGGGCAGGTCGTGAAGCTGGCCGAGGGCCTCGTCGTGGCGGCGACGGCTGCCGAGACCGGCGCGATCCTCGGCGTGGCAAAGGAAAACCACAGCGGCACCGAGGATGCGATCAACCCGCGCAGCAACGGCACGAAGATCCTCGTGTACGACGACCCGGGCATGATCATGCGCTGCAAGGCACCGGTGATGGCAGCGACCAGCGGCAGCGCGACGACCTTTGTCAGCACTGGCCTTGCGACGCTGGCGGACGACGACCTCAACGGCGGCTACATCGTGCTGGTCGAAAAAGGCGCGAGCAGCACCAACACCGACGAGCTTGGCAGTGTGCGCCGCATCACCGACTTTACGGCGACGAGCAAGACGCTCACGACCGCGAGCGGTGGCACAATCTGCGAGGGCGACAAGTACATGATCTTCCCGCCGCTGATGTTCGCCAAGGGCAACTTTGACGAGGACATTCAGGCGCTGGTGCTGACGGCGACGGCGGCGCTGCCGGTGAAGGTCGTGCAGATCGACCTCGTGCACGGCGAGATCGGACTCGTGGCAAAGAGCCACGCACTGAGATAAGGGGGGAGCAAAATGGATCAGGCATGGAAAACTGACCTTTACAAGTTTGTGGGCAAATCCTTTGATTTTGCCTATGCAAACCGACTCAACAAGCTGCTCGCCATCATGGGCGAGGAGAACAGCAACAGCGTGGACTTCGAGCTGACCGGCACGGGCGGCTACGGCGAGCTGCGCGAATACACCGGCGAGCTGAACAAGGGCGACATGAAGCGCGGCTTCAAGACCATCATCACGCCGGGCGAGTTCTCGCTGACGATCCCGGTCGGCTACAAGCAGGCCAAGATCGACAAGACGGGCGAGTGCAAAAAGGTGGGCAAGCGCCTCGGCGACTCGGCCGCGATGACCGTGTACACCCACGCGCTGCGCATGTTCGGAAACGCATTCAACGCGGATTATGCCGGCGGAGACGGCAAGGCGTGGGCCGCGACTGACCACCCGTGCGCCAGCAAGGGCAGCCAGGGCCGCAAGTACATCGCCGACCCGGAGGCCGGCACGTACAGCAACCTGATCAAAAAGGCGCTGAGCGTAGATGCCATCACGGGGGCGCAGGCGGTCGGCGGCAAGCTGCTGACGCCGGACGGCCTGCCGTTTCTGGCCGACTACAACACGCTGCTGGTCAGCCCCGACCTCGAGGCCGAAGCGAAGAAGATCTGCGGCGACGGCGCGAAGCTGCGCCCGACCGGCAACCCGGCCGACAACACGAATGCGGCCAACCCGCTGTACGATCTGCACTACATGGTCATCGGCGGCGGCGCGCTTGGCTTTGCGAAAAAGCAGTGGGCGATCTGCGACGCGACCCTGATGAAGGAACTGTGCAAGATCGTGTACATCACGCGGCCGACCGTGTTCGACAACGGCGACACCGACCCGCTGAAGGAAAACTTCACGGGCTACGTCGATTTCGGCCTGGGCTGGGGCGACGCGAGACAGATCATCTTCTCGAACCCGGCCTGACATAGAGACAACCAAAGCCGCCGGGCGCAGACGTATACGGAGGGACGCATGAAAAAGAAGAAACAGCAGCCGGCGAAGGGCAAGCGCATGACCTATGCCGAAGCCGTGCAGAAGCTCAAGCGGGGCAAGAAGAAATGACGCTGGGCGAAGGAAAGAAGAAAGTCTACGAACTGCTGGACGAATATTCCTCGGGCGGAGAGCTGACCGAGGACAAGGACATCGAGCTGAAGCTGGCGGACTTTTTCGACATCGCGCAAAAGCGCGTGGCCATGGTCAAGCGCATTGTCGCCGTGAAGACGATCAACCGCACGACCGGGAAAACGGAGTACAGCATGCCGGGGAATTTCGGCGGGCTGTACCGCGTGTGGCGTGACGGGAAGATCACGGGAAAATACCGCTGGAAGGGCAGCAAGATTGTGATCCCAGAGCGGGACACGGCCGGGACGATCGAGGTGGAATACTTCAAGATCCCGGAGACAATCGACGCGGAGACGACCGACGACACGGAATTCGAGGTGGCGGAGGACGCCGCGCAGGCCATGCCGTTTTTCGTGGCGGCGCAGCACCTGTTTCCGGACCTAGTGGTGGACTACTCGGCCTATATGAACCAGTTCGAGCGGATGCTGCAATCTCTGGACACGCGCATTCCGGGCAGCGCAAGCGGCGGCGGTGTGACAAACAGCTTTTACAGGGGGGCTTAACCAATGGCGAGCAGGAGCGGAGTCGATATCAAGACAACGATTTACAACACGTTCAAGGGCGTGGACTTTTCCACGGACCCGTGCCTGGTCGACCGGCGGCGAAGCCCCCTTTGCACCAACATGGTTGCAGATTCCGGCGGGATGCCGGAGAAACGCTGCGGCTGGCGCACGCTGCACAAAGTGGGCGGCGGAGCCGTGCACGGAATGTGGACGGCGCGGTTCGGCGAGGCGCAGAAATCGGTCGCCCACATCGGGACAAAACTGTACAGCTGGGACGACACGGCCGCAGAGCCGGTACAGCTGATGACCGGGCTCCACGACGGGAGAAGCCAGGGCGTGCTGCTGGGCGGCAAGCTGTGGATCGTGACCGGCGGGGAGCTGCTGCGTTACGACGGCACAACGGTGACGGACATCACGGCGAGCGACGACGTGTATATCCCGGTGACGGTGATCGCCCGCAAGCCGGCAGGCGGCGGCGAGCCGTATGAGGACATCAACCTGCTGGGCAGATACCGGGAAAATCGGTTTCTGGCTGACGGGACGAGCACGGTGTACCAGCTTGACGACGTGATCGACGCCGAGGGCGATGTGCGTGTGTGGGTCAACGGCGTGGAGATCACGAGCGGCTGGACGGCAGATCGGACGGCCGGAACCGTGACTTTCGCAGCGGCGCCGGAAGCGCCGGCGGCCGGCAAGGAGGACAATGTCCGCATCCAGTACCCGCACACCGTGAGCGGCTATGCCGACAGGATCGGGAAATGCACGATCATCACGGCATACGGCATCAACGCGACGAACCGCATCGTGCTGTCCGGAAACCCGGAGCACCCGAACCTGGACTGGACGAGCGCCGTGAACGACCCGACGTATATCCCCGATTTGAGTTACAGCGCCGTCGGGCTCGAGGGCGTGGCAATCATGGGCTATTGCCGGATCGGCGAATATCTCGGCATCGTAAAAGAAGAGAACGCACAGGACAGCAGCGTGTGGATCCGTAAGGGGACGCTCGACAGCGACGGCAAGGCGGTGTTTACCGTGCAGGCGGCGCTGGCAGGCGTCGGCGCGGTGAGCACGGGGTGCTTTGCCAACCTGCTCGATGAGCCAATGTTTGTGAGCGGGACGGGGATCTATGCGCTGGTGAGCAGCAACTACGCCTCAGGGCGTGTGACGCAAAACCGGAGCTGGTACCTCAACGCGATGCTGACGGAGGAGCGGGGGATCGCAGACTGCACGGCCGTGCAGTGGAACGGCATGTTTCTGCTGGCCGTTGGCGGCGGCGTGGTATATGTGCTCGACGGCCGGCAAGAGCGCAGCTACCGCCGGGCGAGCAACAGCGACTACATCTACGAGGGATACTACTGGGACGGTATTCCGGCGGTGTGCTGGATGGTGCGCAAGGACGGAGCGGACGAGCACCTGTATTTCGGGACAGATGATGGACGGATTTGCAAGTTCTCGAGTGACTGGGACGATATGCGCCGTTTTTCTGATGACGGGAAGGCGATTGAGGCGATCTGGGCAACGCGCGTGGACGATGACGGAGACGCAACGGTGCTCAAGACGATGATCAAGCGCGGTGCGAGCGTGACGATCAAGCCGCACCAGAAGACCAGCGCAACGGTATACGTCGTCAAGGACGAGGACGCCGAGAAGCTGGTGGCATCCGGATATCGGTCGATCTTCAACTGGGGCGATATCGACTTTACGGATTTCACGTTCGAGACATACGACGGGCCGACGGACATCATGCTCAACACGAAGGTGAAAAAGTACAAGCGGCTGCAGATCATCGTGGTGAACCACGAAAACGAGCAGGGGTTCGGCGTGTTTGCAATTACGAAGCACTATGTGGCCGGAAACTTTGCGAAGCGATAAGGAGCGGATATGCTGAAACGGAAGAAAGACAGGGAGCGGCCGGCAGTGACCGGCTATGACTATTCTGACCGGGAGCACAGGGAGCAGACCATTCAGGCGCTGTTCGGCAAGGCGCAGAGCGCGCGCAGGGCGGCCGAGCGGGACTGGGAGCGCTACAACGACTACTACAACTTCATCCACGACATCACAGGTGAGACGCAGGAGGCATATGCCGATGCGGAGATGCCGTTTGCACCGTCGGTGATGCCGGATGCGTTCATTCACGTGGAAAGCCAGATCTGCGCGACGGTGCCGGAGCCGGAGTTTCGCGGGCGTGACGACGGCATGGACCCGCAGAAGGCGAAGGAGCGTGAATACGCGGCGCGGTTCGTGTGCGACAACAACCGGCTGAAGGACAAAAACACGGCGAACGAGCGCAGGCTGATCAAGCTGGGGGACGCGTTCTGGAAAGTGTTCTGGGATCCGACGATGATGACTGGCGTCAACGAGGGCGACATCCGCGTGGATGATGTGCCGGTCGAGAGCATCTACCCGGATCCGGCGGCAAGAGAACGCGGCCTGCAGGCGGGGCAGTATGTGTTCCACCTGTACCGGATGCACAAGGTTGCGTTTGTGCAGCAGTACGGCAAGGCAATCGAGGAGATGGGCATGGAACCGGAGCACATCCTGTCAAACGACTATGCGCAGGATCTGAACCTGTTCGACCTGTCGACCTCCATCAACGAGGACGACGACACGGTGACGGTGCTCGAGCACTGGTTCAAGCAGCCGAAGGAGACGGAGGAAAACGGTGTGCGCGTGCCGGCGGGGGCGGTCGCCTGTTCCATCATTGTGGGTGGTCACGAAGTGAAGTACATCCCGAACTATTGGGAGAACACCTGCCGGCAGAACCACCTGTTCCCGTTCGTGCACTACTGGCGTATCCGGGACGAGAACCAGTTTTACAACAAATCGGAACTGTTTGCGATCATGGACCTGATCGACATGGGCGATCGGAAGCTCGCCATGGCGCAGTTAAATGACGCGATGATGTCCAACGACGTAATCGTGCGCGAGGAAAACGCGCTGGCTGATGGGGCGGAGCTGGACAACCGTCCGGGCGGTGAGATCGTCGTGCGCGATGGGCGGCTGAGCGGCGTGCAGCGGCTCGGCGGACTGCAGCCGCTGCGCAACGCGGCGGACAGCGTAGCATGGATCACGGAGCAGATCCAGCGTACGAACCGAAACTTTGACAGCAGCCAGGGCAAGGAGACGACGCGGCAGACGACGGCTACAGCGCTGGCCATGCTGCGCTCGGACGCGGAAGAGCAGGCCAACATTAAGACCGCGGACCGAACGGCCGGATTCGAGCGGCTGTACGAGCTGATTGACTGGAGTGTACAGGAGTTTTACGATACGACGCGCCACATCTATATTGGATCGAAGAAAAAAGGCGAGCCAGACGTGAGCTTTGACTATCTGTCCGGGAACTATACGGAGACGATGCCGGCGATCGTGGACAGCGTGAGCGGGCAGATCGTGCGCGAAGAGTATGACTACTGGCCACGCGTGGACGTGATCGTTTCGGCAGGCGACGGAATCGTGCACAGCAAGCAGGCGACACTTAAGGCGCTGGAAGGACTGGCGGCCATGAACGTAACCGCGCAGAACTACAAGGTGCTGGCGGCAGAGCTGGAGGTGCTGGATATCCCGCAGAAGCAGGAGATCATCGACGGCTGGCGCCAGCAGTTTGAAACGCCACAGCAGGCAGCAACAGAGGGCGGACTCACACAGACACAGACGGGTGGCCTTGTGCCGGAAAGCTACCTGTCGCCGCAGGACGAAGGGGGCGTGATGATGTGACGTGCAAAACGTGCGGCATTGAAATGGTGCTGCTGCGCAGGGACGAAGACGGCGCGGCGGTTTATGTATGCAGGAATGCAGCTTGCCCGGAGAAAGGGCGGGAGAAGAAGGAGGCCACAAATGGCGTTTACAATTCCTGATGATGTGCTCGGCACGATCTCGAAGCTGAGCAATTACCCGAACCGCATCGAGCGGATGAGGGCCGCGGCGCTCAAAGCGCAGTTTGACGCGGACGCAAAAACAGTGATGGGAGCACTCAAGAGATTGATTCAGGAGCTGGGGCTTGCGACGGCGGCAAGAAACGTCGGCTTTGAAAAGACGACCGCGGTCAACGCTGATAACGTGCAGGATGCGATCGAGAACGTGCAGAGCCAGATTGCCGGTGTGTCGCAGAGCGGAATCGCAGATGCGTCCGTAACGGCGGCAAAGATTGCCGACGGCGCAGTCGGCACGGCCGCAATCGCGGACGACGCAATCACGGCGGACAAGCTGGCAATGAGCGCAGTCGGCACGGCCGCAATCGCGGACGACGCAATCACGGCGGACAAGCTGGCAATGAGCGCGGTCGACACCGACGCGATCAAGTGGGGCGCTGTAGATACGTACCGCCTGAAAGACGGGGCCGTCACGGATGCAAAACTTTCGAATGGGGCTGTGACGAACAGCAAGATCGGCTACTACGCGGTCGAAGAGCGCAACCTCAAAAACTACGCCGTGACTGGGGACAAGATCGCAAACAAGACGATCGGAAGCAGCAAAATCGGGGAACGCGCGATTGTGACGGGTGCGCTGGCCGACAAGGCAGTCACGACGGAAAAGATCGCGACCGGAGCTGTGACCGGCGAGAAGGTGTCTTACAAGGCGCTGGTGACAAACGCAGACCTCTCGACCGAAGTGATCTCCAGCGGAAAGGTGTGCAGCGTGAGTACCGCTGTGTTCCGGCATATGCGTGCGATCGGAATGATGTTCTGCTCGCTTTACATGACCGGACTTGCGGAAGCAGACGTCGGGCACGACATCGTGGTCGGGTTTTCCGGCGGTGAGGCCTATCAGCGGCCGGGAACGGATGCAGGTGCGGACGGAATGCTGCGAGATCCTGCAGCGTCTATGCTGACGGCGCGGATCGTATACAAAGACGTACAGGGCTGGGACGTGTGGGTGGACAGCCCGAGCGTCCGCTTTAACTCCGGCGGGCAGCTTGTGGTGCCGATCCCGGAAGGTGTGCGGGCGTCCGGTAACTGCAAGATCTACGTGTCCGGCTGGTATATGGCGTGAGGTGAAAAGCAATGGCAGTTGTAATCAAACAGGGTGACGCTTACGGCATCCCGCTGGAGATCCAGCTCAACGGTGCGGCGCTGCACGCGGATGACGTGGAGCAGGTGGAGGTCTATGTCGGGGACACCATTCGCAAGCTGTACCCGGGTCAGATCACCTACAACGACGCGCTTGGCAGCTTCATCGTGCCGGTAACGCAGGAAGAGACGTTCGAGCTGCCGGAGGGGGAGACCATCCGCGTAGACGTGCGTGTGCAGTTTCCGGGCGGCATGGTGCTCGGTGTGATCGACGAGCTGAAAGCGAAGGTCGCGGACGCCATCAGCGAAGAGGTGCTGTAAATGCCCGCGGTCGTACCGGCGAACGGCCGGTTTTCGCTGACGGTTCGCCTCGGCGGTATCCTGCTGCAAGGCCCGCCGGGGCCGCCCGGTGTCGGTGTGCCCCCCGGCGGAACGACCGGGCAGACGCTGACGAAGCTGTCCGACAGCGACTATGATACGGGCTGGCGCACCCCGCCCGGCGGCGGCGGAAGCGGCGGTGGAGGCACGGTGCAGAGCGTCAACCGGGTGCTTCCGGATAACGCCGGAAATGTGCAGTTGACGCCGAAAAACGTCGGCGCTGTTGGCGAGGACGAAGAGCTGACGATCCTTGAGATCGTAGATATGTGGAACCACGCTTGATTGGGGGATAACTATGGCAACAAAATATGCGGGGCAGATTGCCCTGAACAAACTGATGCAGTTGGTGAAAACGGCGCTCAACAACAAGGCAGACAAGACGAACGCGACGACGAGCGCGGCGGGCTTGATGTCCGCTGCGGATAAGACGAAGCTCGACGGGACTGCCGCAGATACAGTCCGGTATGGAGCAGCGCAGACGCTTACTGAGGGGCAGAAATCTCGAGCGCGAGACAATATCGACGCTCCATGTGCGTTCGCTCCAATCCTTACATCGCCGGTTATGATTCGCAAGTTCGGGGAAACAGAATCGGCCGGTGTGTATCTGAGCACGATTGACACCGGGGAAAAAGCCGCAGAAATCAAATTCGAGGATGTCAACGAAAACTCGCCAGTAGCGATTGCAAATCTCCGCACCCCGACGGGCACTGGCACAGACGACTATGCCGCGACAAAGGGATACGTGGACAGCAAGGTCGCAAGCGGCGGCGTGACCGTGGACACGGCGCTGTCCGATACCAGCGTCAATCCGGTGCAGAACAAGACAATTAAGGCGGCATTGGACAGAAAGGCAGGGACGGCGGCAGCAACACAGTCCGCTGATGGGCTGCTGTCGGCGGCGGATAAAAAGAAACTGGACAGCATCGCCACGGGCGCAACTAAAGTGACGGTGGACGCGGCAATGTCTGACACCAGCGAAAATCCTGTACAGAACAAAGCAATCCTCAGCGCCCTGAATAAGAAAGCTGCTGCGTCTGATCTTGCGTTGAAAGCGGATAAGGCGAACCCAAACTTCACCGGATCTATTCGATTGCAAGAGGAAAGTGGGGAGGATTTCCACGTTACCGCCGCCGTGCGCCCATTCGACGACAAGAACATTTCTCTGAATTTTGAACCGGAATCCCCTAATTCCAGTTATGCGGGCGTAGTTATTGACTGTCTGGCGACCGTAGAGGCTGACCTCAATGGTTGGCCGCAAGTAGCGGTGAACCAAGAAATGATGGAGAAGTACGTGGGCAAGAAAGTGTCTGGCCTGCAGACGGCAGATCAGGTGCAGGCCGCCATCAGCAGCGCGATCACCGGTGTGTACACGCCGAAGGGGTCGATCGCTTTCGCGTCCCTTCCGACGCCCGCGGCCGGAAACAAGGGCTGGGTGTACAACGTCAGCGATGCCTTCACCACGACGGCGGCGTTCGTCGAGGGCGCAGGGCACAGCTACGGCGCGGGCACAAATGTCGTTTGTGTGGACGCTGGCAGCGGAAGCTACAAGTGGGACGTGCTTGCAGGAACGATTGATCTGACGGAGCTGACTGCGGACGAGGTGCAGACGCTCTGGAACTCCATCTGACGGGGGGCTGACTTATGCAGACAAGCGGAAGCGCTGCAATTAAAAAGCTGATACAGCTCGTCAAGGCGTCGCTGTCCGGCAAGATGGACAAGTCTGGCGGCACGTTTACCGGCAACGTCTACGGTAAGTATTTTTGCGGTACATGGCTGCAATCCACGGCGGCCGCGAATCTGGGCAAGACGCCGGGCAAGATCGCCGTGCTGGACGACAGCGGCTGGATGTATTATCGCGCTCCGTCCGAACTGGTTGCCGATCTTGGGATTGCCAACGCAATCAAATCCTACGTTGATACTGCAATCATAGCGGCAATTAACAGCGCGTACTAAGGGGGGCATATCATGGCTACCACTGTATCTATGAATAATGTCGCGGCAAACGGCGGCAAGGGCTGGTTTCCGGCCACGCGCGGAAACTGCGGGTGGCAGTTGTCGAGCATCACGCCGGGCGACGGGGCGGCATCCAGTATCAAGATCATCCCTTCCGGCGCGGGCGAGGTAACGCTGACGTCGGCGTCGCACAAACTGATTGCATCGCATAAATATTACATCAGCTTCAAGGTGCGCTTTGCGGCAGCCACGCAGGGCACGTGCGACTGGTACTGGCCTGTTGCCGAGCCTTGTGCAGCGCAAAACATGGCTTTTAATGTTGCGGCGGAAACGTGGGTGTGCCTGTCAGCGGTATTTGAGCGCACAAGTTTTAGCGATGGCAGCTACCCTTGCCGCTTCGATTATAACAACACGGATGGAAAGAACACGCCGCTTTGGTTCACAAGCTGTATGTTGATCGACCTAACCGCCGCCTTTGGCGCAGGGTTGGAGCCGAGCAAGGAGTGGCTGGACAAGCACATCACGGCGTTTTCGGACACACCGACAGTGCAGTACATCGAAAATTTGGGGGAGCTGTTTACGAACATCGCCGACGCGATCCGCGCAAAAAGTGGCCAGACTGGAGAGATCATGGCCTGCGACTTTGCAGACCGCATCCGCGCGCTGTGACGGAGGTACGACATGAGTATCAACGTCGTGGAGGCTTTTGCCACCAAAAACAGGTGCTATCGGGCGGCGGAAAAGCGCACAACAACATGCCGCCGTACTTGTATGTACGTGTGGAAGCGGACGGCATAAGAGAGGAGGAGCGGCATGGATAATATCATGACGGTGCGGCTGCACGAGGTCGGAAAGGTCTCTGCCGCTGTGAAAGAACCGGAAAAGCTTGCCGTGGCTTTGGGCGAGGCGGTCGTTGTGGAAAAGGGCAATGCCGACTACTACGACGGCACGGAGGTGAGCTACTGATGAAAAAGCTTTACGAAGAAGCCGCCGTGCAGGACATCGCCGACGCCATCCGCGAAAAGACCGGCGGTGCGGAAACGTACAGGATCGCGCAGATGGGCGCGGCGGTGCGCAGCATCCCGGGCGGCGATCAGATCGCCCACGCTGACATCCCGGACTACGTCAAGGACGGCGTGCTCGCACTGGCGCAGAAGGTGCAGGCCGTGAAGACTGCGTCGAGCATCGTCTTTGTGACGGTCGCTGATGCACACCACGCAACCGACGAATCCACGGGCTGGAAGGCAAACATCGACACCGGAAACATGGACGCATGCCGCGCGATCAAGGCGCTGTCGCACGTGACGCCGCTGGATTTCGCGGCGTTTTTGGGCGATCTCACCTTCGGGTACAAGACGACCACGACGGCGCAGTTCGAGGCGCAGTGCAGGGAGTTTCACCGTTGGCTCGAGGAGGGACTGCGCGGCATCCCGCAGCTCTGGACGCCCGGAAACCACGACACGGGCGAATACTTCGCGGCCGAAACCGGAAGCCTCACAAATCTGTACGGCGCGGCGCTGATCCGGAAGTATTTTTCCGACTACAACGCGGGCGCGGTCTACGGCAGCGCGGAGGCCGGATACTGCTACCGGGATCTTCCCGGAAAGAAGCTGCGCATCATCAATCTCAACACCGTCGAGGGCGAGATCACCGGCGGAGAAACCGCGGCCGACGCGCTCTCGGAGGCACAGCTGCTGTGGTTCGCGCAGACGCTTGCCGACCTCGGCAGCAAGGCGGACAGCGCGGCGTGGGGCTTTGTGATCCTCGGGCACTACCCGCTGGACTGGGGCAGTGCGCGGGCGGGCGGCAAGGTGCTCAAGGCGTATCTGGACGGCGGCAGCGTCACGATCGGCGGCGAGACGGTCTCCTTCATGGGGAAAAACGGCGCTGTCTGCTACGGGAATTTCCACGGGCATCTGCACAACTTCAAGACATCCAGGATCTACGTTGTGCCGGACAACGTTTCCCAGTCCGACCCGCCGACGGAGCAGATGGCGGCGCTGCGCATCTGCTGCCCGTCCGCCAACTATTACCGGACAAACGAAGTGGGAGAAAACGGCCTGCCGGACAGCAACCGGATCGAATTCGGCGAGGAGACGACCTACAGCAAAGCACCGGGCGTGACCGACACGGCGTTCACCGTCAACGTCATCAATCCGGCAGACAAAAAAATCTATTCATTCTGCTACGGCGCGGGCTATGACCGCGCGCTGTCGTTCGATTTTGCGGTGATCATGCGCGCCGTCCGGACAACGCTCACCGGCTGCTGCGGCAGCAACGCCGCGACCGCCGTCGAAGACGGCGCGGCATACACGACCACGCTGACGCCGAAAAACGGGTACAGCTTCGACACCGTCAGGGTCAGCATGGGCGGCACGGACATCACGGCGACGGCATACAATGCCGAGACCGGCGTGGTGTCCGTCGCACGCGTGACCGGAGACATCACCATCACGGCAACGGCGTCGAAGCCCGTGACATACACAAACGTTGTGCCCACAGCCGTGGACAGCAGCGGCGCATCCCTGCCGTATCAGGAGGGCTATAACCTGTCGTCGTCCGGAGACGTACAGGAGGAAAACGGGTTTGTGACGACCGGCTTCATTCCGCTGTCCGGGAACGTGACAAAGCACATCTACCGCATCGGCGGCGACGGGATCATATTCTCAAAGACGGAAGAGCATTCCCGCGTCGGATGGTACGACAGCACATTCCAACTGCTCGGAAACGTCATGCCGGCAAAAAAGATCGACACGAGCGTCTATTACCCGAGCAGCATTCCGGAGAGCGCCACGGCCATGACGTTTCAGGTGACGGAAACGGCGAGCAACGTGCCCGCCTCCGCGGCGTATTTCCGCGTGAGCGCAAAGGGGAAGGGCGCGAACCTGATCATCACGATCGACGAACCGATCGAATAAGGAGGAAATGGAATGCAGATCATTGAGGCATTTGTGACGCAGAACCCGAGGTATAGGAATCCCACAAAGATCCCGGTGCGCAAGCTGGTGCTGCACAGCGTGGGCTGTCCGCAGCCGAGCGCCGCCGTATTTGCGCGGCAATGGCAGACGGCACGGTATTTTGCGCACGCCGTGCTGCAAGCGGACGGCACGGTGTATCAGGTGCTGCCCTGGGACTATCTTTGCTGCCATGTCGGCGCGGCGAACGCATACAGCATCGGCGTGGAAATGACTGAGCCGGACTGCATCCGCTACATCGGCGGCGCGACATTTGTGTGCTCCGACTGGGAGCGGGCAATCGCGCAGGTGACTGGCACGTACAACACGGCGGTCGCGCTGTTTGCGCAGCTCTGCACGCAGTTTGGGCTTGACCCACGCAGCGACATCATCTCGCACGCGGAGGCGAGCGCGATGGGCATTGGCACGGATCACGCAGATCCGGAGCACCTGTGGCGGCAGCTCGGCAGGGGCTACACGATGGACGGCTTTCGGCGCGACGTCGCCGAGGCAATGAACGAAAATGATGAGGAGGACGAGGATGACATGGTGAGGTACAACACGATTGAGGAAGTCCCGAGTTGGGCGCAGGACACGGTGCGCGCGCTGGTGGATGCGGGCGCACTCGGCGGCGTGGGCGGCGGCAATCTGGATCTGTCCATGGATATGATCCGTGGCCTTGTGGTCGGCGCCAAGTACGCAGCGGCACGCAACCCCCGGTACGAGACGATCAAGGACATGCCGGGCTGGGCGCAGGCGGGCGTGCAGCGTCTGGTGGATCGCGGCGCACTGGCCGGTACTGGCGGCGGCAAGCTGGATCTGTCACTGGATATGCTGCGCACGCTGCTGGTTACGCAGGCGATGATCGACGAAAACAAATGATGGAGGAACACATATGAATGCACCAAGTAAAGCAATGGAACTGAAAGCGGCTATCTCGGCCGTACTGGCCGGAATGACGGCTTTCTGGGGGTGGACAGGCTGGCTCGTGATCGTATGGCTGATCACGATGATCCTGGACTATGCGACCGGCTCGTGGGCAGCGTTGTCGACCGGCACGTGGGACAGCGCGGTGGCGCGTGCCGGCCTGTGGCACAAGTTGGGCAGCATCGTGGCCATGCTGGTCGCACTGCTGCTGGACGTGGCGCTGTCGGCGATTATTAATTATGGTGATTTGGGTTTTGACTTGCCGTTTACATATAAGACGGCTTTCTTGCCTTTGGTGGCGATTTGGTACATCGTGACGGAGTTGGGCAGTATCACAGAAAATGCGGCGAGGCTGGGCGCTCCGGTGCCGAAGTTCCTGACGGACTGCCTGGCAAAGCTGAAGGACAAAACGGACGAACATAAATAACAGCATCCCCGCCGGAGAACCCGGCGGGGAAAACAATAAGGAGGCTACTATGGACGCAGGGCAGACCACCAGCTACATCGACGAAAACGGGCAGAAAAAGACCGGCATCGTCGCGCCGAGCTACAACAAGGACACGGACTATGCAAAATATATGCAGCGAGCGGCTGCGGACGGCGACATGGGTGCGGCATCGTACTACGAGAGCCAGAGGAACAAGAAGATCGCCGGGGAGGGCATGGACTACAGCCCGTCGAGCCTGTACGCGCAGTATGCAAAGCAGCACACGCAGGATGAAATGGATCGACTCGAGAGCGGATACACGCCGAGCTACAACGTGGGGGCAGACTACGCCGGCATGGCGGAGAAGGCGGCGAAAAGCGGCGACTACGCCGCTGCAGCCTACTACGAGCAGCAGCGGAACAAGAAGATTGCGGGCGAGGGCATGACGCAGTATAGGCCGGAATACACCTACCAGAAATACGCGACGGACTACGACGACGCACAGCGTGCAGAGCTGGAGCGAGGATACCGGACGGCGGCGGAAAAGGCTCAGGAGACCGGCTACCTCGAGAGCGCGCTGAACATGCTGCAGGAGCAGCTGAAGCAGCAGCTGAGCGCGAACGAGACGGAGAGCGCAAAGCAGACCGAGCTTGCGATGCTGAAGCTCCAGCAGCAGAAAGAGGAAGCGAAGAAGAAATACGACAATTCAGACCGGCAGCTCTACATTGACATGATGAAGGAGCAGAGAGCGCTTCCGGAGCAGCTGGCCAGGGCGGGATATACGGGCGGCACCGCGGAAAGCTCGCTGCTGAAAAACCGGCTGACCTATGAACAGGCGCTGCGGGACAATGAGAGCGGCCGCGCAAGCGCGATGACGGCACTGGATGTGGCCGGGAACGAGGCGGAGCTGCAGCGGCAGATCGCAAAATCGCAGGCTGACCAGACGGCGCGCAGCAACTACCTGACCAACTACAGCAGCATCATGAGCGGGCTGCAGAGCCAGCGAAACTACGAGCGGGAGCAGGAGCTGGAAAGGAAACAGCAGGAGATCAGCTACGCACTGGCGGCGGCGGACAACCTGGCAAAGTACGGAGACTTCTCCGGATATGAAAAGGTGACGGACAGCAACGGAAACCGCCTGTATACGGACGCGCAGATTGCGGCAATGAAGGCAGAGTATGACGCGCTGAAGGCGGCGAGCACCAGCACAAGAAGCACGGGCGGCGGCGGGGGTTATAGCTACAGCGATTACAGCTATACACCGGCGGAGACGCAGGAAGAAACCGAGGAGACGCAGGACTGGACATCTGGCGACTTTGTGGCGAAGCTGGCTGAGGCGCAGCAGTCTGGGTGGACGAACAAGCAGCTCCGGGAGCAGATCGACCAGGCGAAAAAAGACGGCCTGATCTCCAGGGATAGCGCAATCCGGCTGAAGTACCAGTACAGAGATTAAGGGGGCACATCATGGCAATGTCGACGGGCGAGTTCATGCGGAAGTATGGGCTGAAGAAAGGAACACAGAAAACGCAGACGCAGGGGGCGGGCGGGCCCCCTGCATCGGGGGGGACACTTTCAACCGGTGAGTTTATGCAGACGTTCAACGCGAAGGCGGCGGAGCCGGTGCACCATTACGCGACGATGCATTTCGACGAGAAAAAGAAACAGAAGAAAACGCAGAGCCCGGAGCTGCCGAAGGGGCTTTCATTCGGCGAGTACCTGAAGCTCGGCACGAAGGACGCGAAGGAATACTTGAACGCTATTGGCAACCTGCCGAGGACGGTCTTTGACAAGACAATCGACACTGCGGAAAATCTCGAGCAAGGCGCAGTGGATCTTGCAAAGCAGGCTGCAGGAAAGTGGGACGCATCGGACATCCAGAGATGGGCCGCAAATGAGAAAGCCGCGGAGCGACCCGATGAGGAGAAAATGGGGCAAGGGATGCTGTGGAAGGGGACAACACAGGCGGCGAACGGATTTGCGCAGACGCTCGGATGGCTGCCGGGAAACGCGCTGAAAGAGCTGGGCTGGGAGAACAACCCCTTTTCCAATCTGGCGGAGGCGCAGCAGCAGATCGCGGACGCCGCGCAGGAATACTACGGCAAGAACATGCAGAACGCCACAAAAGGGCAGAGGATTGTCGACGAACTCGGAACAACGACGGTTGCAGCACTGCCGCAGGCAATCATGGCGATGATGACAATGGGCGGGAGTGCGGAAGCGCAGCTTACAACAGGTGGAGCAGGGGCCGCCGCGACACTGCCGGGCATCGTCGGAAACGCGAAAACTTCGGCAGTCACTGCGCAGCAGATGGCGCGGGCGATGGCGAAAGATCCAAACTTCTGGCTGGCGTTCTCGCAGGTGGCCGGGCAGAACTACCAGAACGCAAAAGCGGACGGCGCATCGGATTGGGAAGCAAATGCGTTTGCCATGGCCAACGGGCTTGTGAACGCGGCGGTCGAAGTGGGCGGCGGTATTCAGAAACTGCCGGGCGAGCTGCAGGTGAGTGAGAGCGCGCTGAAATCATGGATCAAGTCGGCCGCGGAAGAAGGCCAGGAAGAAGTCGTGCAGGGCGTGCTGGAGCGCGCGCTGCAGAACCTGACCTACAACAAGGGGAACAAGGTGTTTTCGACGAAGGACGAGGACGCCGTGATCAACCCCGTGACGGGCGCGAAGGAATTCGGACTCGGTATGACCGTCGGTGGCATCCTCGGCGGAGGACAGACGATTGTCGGAAAAGCCGCAGGGATCGCGCGCGGAGCAGCGGGGAACGTACAGGCCGACGTGCGGGAACTGCCGAAGGCGCAGACCGTTGAGGAAAACACGCAGGAAGCCAACAATCCAGCGAAGGCGGCGCAGGTGACGGAAGTACGCGAACTGCCAGCGAAGCAGACAAGCGTGGAGACGCAGACAGCAGAAGCACGCGAGCTGCCAATGGGGCAGGTGAGTGCGGAGTCGCAGGTGCGGGAACTGCTGGGCGGCGAGGTAACGAACAGCAAGGCGGAGAGGATCCTTGCAAATGCCGAGCTCCGGACAGCATTTGAAACTGTGACCGGCGAGGCGCTGGCCGGAACCAAGGCACAGCAGCGCGAGACCATCAAGCGAGCGGCAGAATCACAAAATGCGCAAATTCAGCAAGCTCAGTCACAAAATCAGGCGGAAATTGTGAATGAACCGGTTGCAAGCGCGGAAAACGCGCAGGAAAGCGACAATTTTGCAGATGTGCGGGGGCTACTGACCGCCGAGACGCAGGTCAAAAGCAAAAATGTACGCACTTCGAAGGCTGTGCCACTTTTGCCAGAGAGATCAGAAATCGCAGGCTCGCAGGGGCTTCCGGTGCGAGCAGATAATGCGGTGTACAAAGTGGTTGAGATACCACAGGAGAAAATCGACGAGATATCCGCGTATGTTGATTCTGTCGAAAGCGCTACAGCGAGAAAAAATATAAGCGAATCATTAAAGACCTGTTCATGGGTAAGACCTTCAAGAATGCGAACACATTGGCGAACGGACTGTATTACGAAATTGGCATTGGCTCGAAGGGAATTGGCGAGATTATTTCGAGGCAGCCGGTAAGCGCTGATACATTGGCAATGCTGGAGCAGCTGGACGAAATTGTGGAAAATGCGAAGTGGATGGCAAGCGAGCCGTCAAAGCACACGGCGCGCCACTTGAAGAGGACAGACATTTTTGAAACGCAAGCCATGTTCGGAGAGCTGCCAGGCGTCGCAAGAATGCGTGTGAATGTGGGAGACCAGGGAAACAACCTGTACTATTTGACAAATGTAAAAACAGAGGCTTCAAACTCTCAACCGCGCAACAACGATCGTTGGAAACGCGGGATAGAGAGCGAAGCCTCTGCAAGTAATATGGTATCAGAATCGAAAAGAGATGTCAAGAGCACGCAGGCGAAAGAAAGCGCACGAACTGCGGCCGAAGGCTACGCACGAGAGCACGGGTTGCTTACCGGGGAAAACACGAGCAGCTCGGCGGTGGAAGAAAACGCGCGCGTGATGCGCGAGGCACAGGAGAACGAGGCGAAGCGGCAGGAACTGCGAGACAACCCTGTGGAGCCGGGCACGCACGCGGAAAAGATGGGCGTGAAGATCAGCCACCCGTTTGCGCCGATCACGAACGTGGACGACCTTGTAACAGAGGCGAAATACGCCAAAAAGGCGAGCCGGGACATCGAGAAGAAAATCCGGGAGCTGAACCCGACACCGGCAGAGAAAGAATTCGCGCAGGGAATCGCAAAAGGGGCATCATTCGACAGCGCCGGGAACATCGTGGGCGGAACGTACACGGCGGAGCAGATACCGACGACCATGTCAAAGGAAAAGGTGACGCAGCTCGCGTACTACTATATGGCGAAAAACGACTACGCGGGCAAACTGATCCGGAGCCGCAAATACGCAGCGCAGCGGCGGTGGCAGGCGAAGCTGGAGGAGCTATTCGGAACACCAGATGACCGGAAACTACCGGGCGCGCTGAGCTTGCAGGTGAACACGATGCAGCGGAACGTGGAGAAAACATTCGGGAAGGAACTGGGAAAGAAAATCAACGAAGAGATCTTCAACCCGATCCTCGAAAATTCCGCAGAAAAGATCCGCTTTATTAACCGGATGTTTGACCGCGTGCGCGGGTTCGACCTGAGCGAATCGGAGAGCGCGCTGGTGCAGCGAGTGATCGAAGGGACCGCGGTGGCGGACCAGGTGAGCAAGCTGGACCCGGACATGCGAAAGCGCGTGGCGGATGCGGCAACGAGCACGGACATGAAGAAGACCGCTGCGGAAATGAACATTCCGCAGGAGCAAATGGAGCTCGTGGAGCGATACAAGGCGTGGCTGGGCACGCAGGCGCGGCTGCAGGACGCGGACGTGGACGCAAAGAAAATCGAAGAAGCGGCGGCAGGATACAAAAAAGCCTATAACGAATTCTACGACCTGATCAACGAATTCCTTGTGAGCCATGGGTATGATCCGATCGGCTATGTGAAGGGGTACGCGCCACACATGCAGCCAGAGAAGGCGCAGGAGGGGACGGCAAAGTTCCTGAAACTGATTGGGATCGACGCGCAGGTGTCGGAGCTGCCGACGGCCATCGCGGGCAGGACGGACAGCTTCCGGCCAGGAAAGCAGTGGAACCCGTACTTCCTCGAACGCACGAAAACGAGCAACGATAACGTAGAATATGACGCAGTAGGCGGTTATGAATCCTACGTCAACTACATGGCGAATGTCCTATATCACACGGACGACATCATGAAGCTGCGCGAAATGTCCAAATACTTTCGCGGGAAGTATGCGCGGGACGGGATCAGCGACCGGATCGCGCAGGCGAGGGAGATGCACAATGCATCGCTGGAGCAGAAGATAGGATTCCTGGAATCGGCGGACCGGATCGCGGAGGGCACGCGCCTGACGGAGGAGCAGGCCGACGCGGCGCTGGACAAATACATCGACAGCTTGTTTGAAAACATCAACGGAATGACGAAGTACGGGCAGTTCGTGTCCGTATTGGATGACTACACGAACAAGCTGGCAGGGAAGCAGACAAAGGTGGATCGCGTGTTTGAAGACAAGTTCGGGCGCAACTTCCTGAACCTCGGCAACAAGCTCTCGGCCATTTTCGGACAGAGCACCATCGTGGGCAACCTGTCGTCCGCACTGAACCAGACGGCACAGATCCCGATGCTGACAGCGGAGGTGGGCGTGGGAAACGTCGCAGAAGCTGTCCGGGACATCGTGACCGGGGAGACGAAGGCGGACGGATGGGAAGGCGCAAGCGACTTCCTGACCGGCAAGCGAGGAATTGACCAGCTGACGGAAACTAAGGGACTGGGGAAGGTGATGGACGTCGCCGCCATCCCGTTCGAAGCGGTGGACGACGTGGCCAGCCGCGTGATCGTGCGTGCAAAATACCTGCAGGAAGTGAAAAGCGGCGCAACGCACGAGGAGGCCATGAGGGCGGCGGATGAATATGCCAGCAGAATGGTGGGCAACCGCATCCAGGGCGCGAAGCCGATGGCGTTTGAGGATAAAAACGTTTTCTCGAAGGCGCTGACGACGTTCCAGCTCGAGGTGGCCAACGCGTGGAGCCATATCTCGCACGACTTGCCGATGGAATTTCAGACGATGGCAAAGACGCAGGGGAAGACTGCAGCCGTGAAAAAGCTATGCGGATTCGTGGCAAAGTACCTGCTGGAGGCATTCCTCTTCAACCGACTGACGGAATGGCTCTACGGTGGAACGCCGGCGCCGTTCGACGTGATCGGATATGTGACCGGCGCTATCGGCGCAGGCGAGGGACTGAGCACGAACAAGTACTTGCTGACGGCGCTGGACAACGCGCTGGAAGCGGCGACCGGAGAACGGGAACTCGGAACGGAAAAGCCGGAGCAGAAATTTGACACGGAAGCGGCGTGGGACCAACTGCGGTATACAGCATCCGGCGACCTTCCGTTTATTTCAAATGCGCTTTCCATGGCGGGAGCAAGCGACAGCAACATGCCGCTGCCGACAGTTCCGGTAAATACGCTTTCCGATGCAAAAACCGCTGTGTTCGGGAAAGATGCGGACACGCGCAAAGACGCGGCGCAGAAGCTGGCGGAGGACGCACCGAAGGAGCTGAAGACATGGCTGCCGATGGGCAACCAGATCTATAAGACCGGAAAGGGCGTCGAGACGCTTGTGCGCGGCGGTGCATATTCCGGGTATGGAAACTCCGAGCGGCTGAAGTATCCTGTGGACACGAGCGGGCCGAAGGGCCTGCTGAAAGGCGCGCAGATGGTGCTGTTTGGGCCGAATGCGACGCAGGACGCGAACGAGTTCTATGCATCCGGCGACAGAAGCCTGACCGTAAAGCAGACGCAGGCGTATCGGGACATCGTCGCCAGCGGGGCGGATAAAAAGACCGTGTACGAAACCATGCAGGCCGTGCGCAGTGTGGACGACGACGACCCGGAGGCGGCGGCAAAAGCGAAGCGCGACGCGATCCGCAACGCGGATCTGCCGGACAGATACAAACAGCAGATCTATTCGGCCATGATCGGCGACGGAAAGGACGTGAAGTTCAGCGCGCTGCGATCGGAAAAAATGTCGTGGGACAGCATCATGGATTGCTACGACGTTTACGATCGGATCAACCGGGATGACGAGAAAGCGTCCGTAAAGGCGGTCGAGTTTGCAGCGGAGGTGGATCGCATGAACCTTTCTGACGCCCAGAAGACGGCCGTGAAAAGCAATCTGGTGTTTTACTCCGGAGTGCAGGCAAAGGCCGAAACGTATGAGAAAATCACCGGAGCGGGCGTCAGCACGAGCGAGGCGGAAACACTCGCGCGCACGATTGGAGCACTGACCCCGGAGAAAGGCGCGGACAGCGTGACCGCTATGCAGAAATACAAAGCAATCGTTAACAGCGGCGTTTCCGATGCGACGGCAGCGGCGGCCGTGCAGGCGATCATGCCGGATTCCATCGCCGTGAAATTCTCGGCGGTGCGCCAGTGGAACGTGCCGGCGGAGAAATACGTTGAAGTGTATGAAGCAACGGAGGGAATCAAAGAAAAGTACGGCAAGACATCTCTGAACGCAGGCATGGCAAAAGCGGCGATCGACTCCGTGAGCGGCTTGACGCAGGAGCAGCGCGCGGCGCTGTGGCAGATCCAGAACAAGAGCTGGAAGCCGTATAAAAACCCGTACTCTACTGCGGTGGGCAGCAGTGTACGGGCAAGGCTGGAGAGCGGGACGGTGACAAACAGCCTTCCGACGGGCACAAGCAGGGCGGCCGGGGCGCTCGGGTTGCCGAGGTGATGGCGGTTGACAAAAGCGGAGGATGAACTTATAATAAAGCCAGCCTCGCGGAAGGGAGGGCGGTAAACTCTCCTTATATGCTGAACACAGCATCTACACACCGCGACGGCTATATGCTGATATATCGACGTTTTTAAAGGCTTCAAATCCCTCCTTCTCCGCCAAAAACAAGACGCCGGTCATCGGCGTCTTGTTTCTCTATCTGCATATGTGGAGAGTTACCGAAGTGGTCATAACGGGGCGGTCTTGAAAACCGTTAGGCGGCAACGCCACAGGGGTTCGAATCCCTTACTCTCCGCCACAAGTCCACCGTAATTCTGATAGAATTACGGTGGACTTTTTCTATGCTCGAAAACCGCTTGAAATCAGGCTATTCAGCTATTTCAGCACATGAGCAACCCCCGCCGCAGAGTATTTCTGTGGCGGGGGTTCGTGTGTTCTATGCCCAGACAGGGATCGTTGGGAACCAACGCAAAGACCGTGCGGTAAGAATGATTGTGCCTGTTGGCGACAGTTTCACAGTGACACAGCGAGATCCGGTACAATCAACAACACGCGCTTCACGAGCTACACTTCATTTTCCCGCAGTCTGCCGAGGGCTCCGGCAGGGTGATGCTTGACATACTCGGCAGGCGTCAAGTTGACATCAGCCTGCAGAGCTACGGAGAGTGCCTGAAGAACCAGCTCTTCAGCAAGCACGGAGTTGCGCGGCGCACGATTCAGCGGGCCGCCCTCTTGTGAGACACCTGCGTATAGGAATGCATCACTCTCCTTGGCGAGGCTGCTTTCTCTTCCTCCGGAAACCCCGATGATCTTACAGCCGTTGATTTTGATTGCAGAGATTGTTCGCATCAGTTCTGCTGTCTCACCGGAATTGGAGATACAGATCACTACATCGCCCTCTACAAGTTGACCGGAGGAGCCATGTACGGCCTCAGTACAATCGAGGTAATAGCACGGCGTACCGGTGGACGAAAATAACGATGCCGCATACTCTGCTACATGTCCGGGCTTTCCGATGCCAGTCACATGCAGGCGGTTTTTCTCCTTCCGTGCCGTTTGGATAATGACCGCAGCAGCTTGAATGCTATCGATATCCATCGTATTCACGGTTTGCTCTAATTCAAGCCTTGCCGAATCCAGAAAACTGGTCACGGCTTTTCTGCTTTCTGTGCTCAT